GCCCGACTTACAGCACGCACCAAAGATCTCCAGTTTTTAGTCCGATGTTAAATTGCATGCGAGCGCCCAAAGTTATTCCATAGCAAGATACCAATCACGCAGATATTCGCGTGACAGTAAATTACTTGGGCCAAAAAGGCGTAAAGCTTGTTGTTCCAGATATGCGCCAACTTCATCGTCCAATGCATATAAATGACGATATGAATCGAGCGTTTCAAAAGCGAATTTTGGATTAAGATGGTGCAAGATGAACATATGTTTTGAACGATATGCAGGTACGCATGTTTCTTCGTCAAATCTATGTCCACCGAACACTATCGGAAATCCATAATCCACTTCCTTAACCAATGCACCAGTTGATCGTAACCCTTCCAGATAAGCGCCATTGATTATTGCTTTGTCCTGAGCGGTGTCATCGCCAAGACTAAACAATATATCATCCTCAAATCCGCCAGCAGCCAAATGATCTTGAACTTGTGCGATAGAATTAAAGCCGATTGTTCCTAGACATCCAGACTTTTGTATTCCAGTGACCAATTGTGTGAATTCACATCCACAAGTCATCTTGAATACCGGATATCCAGCATGATATGTTGCACGCATTCTATTCTTAAAAATGCGCTTCCATTCATCGGTTATTCCAAAAATCATACGAGGTATTAGATTTTCAATTAAGGCTATATGCCATTCATTTACGGTCCAATCCCACGATGATTTATCTATCGAAGCAGGTTCAATGCCAAGTTGCTTGAAAGAACGAGCTATCCATTTGAAACCACCACGTTGTGGTGACCATCCGGCTTTTGATGGTATTTCAGGCCATCGTCTGATCATTTCATCCAACCACTTACCAAACAATATTCGATCTATTATCGAATCAGTCAATCCGACGCCAGATATTAGGCGCCAAGCTTTCTTTTCTACTTTAGATTTCTTGTGTGGTTCAGGTTTTATAAAACAAAATATAGGATCAGCGACAGGCCCATCCATTAACTCGAGCCATCGTTGTTTTGCAGCGTATTCAACCATGGCAACTCTGGAATCATCTAAATCAACGCCATCAAAACCAAAAAGGTCTCTATTCGTTGGATAGTGTTTCTTCCAGGGCCACCCTGGCGAGGAATCCCAATCAAGCGAATTCCGTAGAAAACGCTTAAAATCGGTGGGCCATCCATCCCAGGTCACTTTCGTGCTGGAATAAATTCGTTCAATGGGAAGAAGCAGATTCGGTAAAATACTAATGTCAACCTTGTCCATAGAAGCGACGAATTGTCGTGAATGATAACACAACGATTCATCAACAGCGCGAGCGTCAGTGTCCGGCCAAGCAAATTCGTTTAGGTACCCCGGACTTAAGCGTTCGAGGCCTTCGACGTCGATGCTTTGGTTTGCTTCGGGTCTTGTTGTGCGGTCGTAATAACAGGCGTGGTTACGGCATTTCCAACAGGACCTACCGCAACCTTCGCCACCAAACCCCGATCTAACAAGGCCTGTACAACATCGCTCAACTTGATTCCAGCCGCTTCCATCTTGTCGAACAAAGTCGATGCCTCGGCACTCGCCTTCGCCTTCTTCACAAGGGGTGGAATCACCTTGACTGAAGCAGCTTCGACATTCGCAGAGGTTTTCAGCATTTTGATTGCTGTCAACTCGACTTTGATCTTCTCGATCTCTTTCACCAACACTTCGCGTCCCTCCATTTCGGTCTTCGGTATTTGAACTACCAATAACTGCAATTCCCGATATCGATTGGCCACAGAATCCTGTAATGCTTGAAGCATCATAAACTTCTCGTTCATCTCGATCATCTTGTCGTTGTATAGAGTCATAAATTCTTGAGCTTGGCTGGCCGAGCATTGCTCGGCCATTTCCAAGTTTTTTGAACGTAAACTATCAACGGCTTGATTGATGGTATCAACTATTGGCTCAACCGCATCTCGATATTGCGGAGGAAATGTTTCATGGACGTTGACTTCAACTTCCCTGGCTGGCGCAGATAACATACCAGCTGGAACTTCAACATCCTCGTCTAGCAAGGCAAGATCTACCGTGTGGTACTTTCCATTAACAAACACAACCGCTTCATCCGGAGCATATTTTGAACGTTGATATCTGATTACGCCTTTCTTTTGACGTATTCTAGTCAACCATTCTGCCGTTTCTTCCGGTTTCGTGAGTAATGCTTGAATATAAGAAGCACTGATGCCATAATTCATGACACCACCACCCAAATGGATTCCTGCTACTTGCTTTCCGACCATATACGCAGCACCAGAAAATCCCCCCTTGGTAGAACCTCGGAAAATTACATAGCCGAAGACTTTTGGATCATTGATTAATGTCCCAAAGGACACCTCTGGATCTTTCGTGGTTGATGTCACCGAGACGACCGATGGACCGTCAAGGATCGAAATAGCGGCTTTCGTAAGTCCCAATTTTGAGAAACTACTTTCGGCCATTCGCATAGCTGAAAGATCTCCTTCAATTGGTTCAAACTTATTCGCATCGAATTTATGGGCGATTGGTTCCGGCGTATTTGATATAATAGCAACAATTTCATGTGCTACTATCACGTGCGTCGGAACTATTAACCAATCATTTATGCGTGTTGCCACGCCCAAATAACTACGTAATCGTCCAGATTCTTCAACCGAGTAAACTCCGGCTTGAACTTTCGGAACCTTTGATCGCGGTACCGATGTAAAATTGGAACCAACAACCATAGATTCAGGTTGGATTATATGCATGCTGCATGCATGCTCGCAGGTGCAACTGACACCTG